GAAGAAAGCCAATCCGAACTACCCTGTTACACCGAAGCATGAATACCTGCAGGAACAGGCCAATGCGGCAAGGAATGGGCCGATTGAACTGAACAAGTTCAGGAGATACTTCTGCAACGTAAAAGTGACAAGCCAGGAAAAGGCAATTGATGAAACGCTATGGGAGCTTGCGGCTGGCGACCTGTCAGACTGGACGAAGGCAGACGTTATTTGCGGCGGGTGGGACTTGGGTGGACGAGATGACCTTGCTGGGGTTGGACTCGTAGCCAGGTTCAGTGACGGCGTGGATGAGAATGGCGATCGAAAGTACAGATACGAACTTCAGGCAAGAGCTTTCATCAACTCACAGAATGAACGAGACTTGACCAAGCAACCCTGGATTGATTACGTCAAGCGAGGATTGCTGGTAGTGTCGAGCAACGAACTGAACGAACTGAAGGCAACGTGCAGGCAGTACTGGAAACAGTACTTTGCATCCAGTTGGGCGTATGATCCGCATGGATCAAGAGACATCGCACAGGAACTGACTGGGGATGGGCTCAAATGCGTAGAGTTTCATCAAAACTGCTCGATGTACAATGAGCCACTTCGCACTTTTTTGAAGGCGCTGAAAGCAGGATCTATTCGGCATGATGGCAACCCGCTGCTGGCATGGTGCGCCGGCAATTTGCACACGACCCAAAACAGCAAGGGAGAAGTCATGCCGTGCAAAAAAACGAGTGAAGGCAAGATTGACCCAATGGTCGCAGTGTTGATGGCGTTTCGATTGGCGAGCCTCGAGCCACCTCGGGCCAAGGGTTCCTTGTTTGTTTCTTAGGAGATCCTGAATGCTTTCCTGGCGTACCCTGCGAAACGCAATTGGCTCGATGCTTGGCGGATCGGAAGAAAGCGAAGCATACGTTGGGCCGGAACAGTCCATCACTGTTCCGCCTGTTTGGTATGCGGTCAACAAGATCGCCGGCCACATTGGGCAGATGCCACTTTCGGTCTACCGAAGAATGCGTGACGGTGGCATCGAAAAGGCAGTCGAACATCAGGCCTACAGGCTTGTCAGGACTCGCCCCAACGAGTTTCAGTCGGCATTCGACTTCCGAGAGCTTGTAATGGTCCACGCTCTTCTGTGGGGCAATGGCAGGGCTTGGGTCGTGCGTGATGGATCGAGGCCTGTCGAACTGCTTCCGCTGATGCCTGAAAACACGGTTACGGTCGTGTTTAAGGGCAAAAAGTACCATGTGACCAAGCCCGAGTCGGACAGCAGGGTGAATCTGCTGCGATCTATGGCGGAATCGATTGACGAAATGCTCGTCATCGAAGACATGGACTGCCTGCACATCAAGGGCATTTCCTTTGATGGCATCGACGGAAAAGGCCTGATTCCGACGCATAAACGCACGGTCAGGATCGCCATTGAGAGCGAAAAGTCGCTGGACAACCAGCTGACAAAAGGGTTTTCTGGTTCGATTATGCTGGAGGCACCGGCTGGTGCTTTTGCAGACGAACAGGATGCAAAACGGTTTATCGATGCGTTTAAGCAGCATCACTCAGGGACTTCCAAGGCAGGTCAAGTCGGCCTTCTGCGTGAAGGCATCAAGGCAAACCTGATCAGGATGTCCAACGTGGACCTCCAGATGATTGACCAGAGACGATTCAGCCGGCAGGACATTGGATTGCTTTTTGGGCTGACAATGCCTGGAGATGGCGAGAGCGTTTCCTACAATTCGCTTGAGCAGAAAACAATCGCCTACCTTACCGATACGCTCGGGCGATGGGTTTCCAAGTGGGAGGAGGAGTGCGACCACAAACTCCTTACGGAGAGGGAAAAGCTCAGGGATACGCACTACTTTGCTTTTGATGAGAAACAGTTGCTCAGAATGGATTCTCAGACTCAGGCATCAGTGTTTTCGACGTACATCGCTAGCCGAGTCATGAATCCAAACGAAGTCCGCGCCGAGCTTGATCGCAACCCATACGATGGAGGTGACGAATATGTCAATCCGGCTATCGACACACGCAATCAAGGCGATCCAGAAGAACCGGACGAGGATGAGGAGGTCGAGCAACAAACGAGAGCGACGGCAAGAAAGGCTGTTGTTAGCCGGATTCGCCAATTGCTCGAGATCGAGGCAAAGCGAGCCGTGGCTGGATGCAGTCAAAAGAATTTTGCCGACTGGGTAGATGGCTTTTATGCCAAGTGGGAAGGCAAGCTTGCCGAGGTCATCGCGGAGCTGGGTGGCGATCCAAACCTAGCTACGGTGCATTGCGAGAAAAGCAAAAGCGAACTGATTGAGGCGAGTGGCAGGGCGACAATTGAAACCCTGTCAAGTGAAGTATCTCAGACTGTTGCTTCGTGGGCAGCGGTAAGGGCAGAAGAACTTGCGACCGACATCCTGGGAGAATAGAAAATGTTTGCCGTTGATACGCAGACCAATGAGATTTTTCTGTACGACGACATCGGACCAGCATGGATGGGAATGATTGACTCGGCAAGCGTAATTGCTGGACTCAAGTCCATGGAAGGCAAAAGGATCTTGCTGCGAATCAATTCCCCTGGCGGATCCGTTGATGAAGGTGCTGCAATTTTCAATGCCATCATGCGGCATTCCGGTGGAGTCGATGTCGCCATCGATGGCATTGCGGCATCGATTGCTGGCTACATCGCGATGGCTGGCAAAAAGGTGACCATTGCAGCCAATGCCAAGCTGATGATTCATGATCCATGGACGATCGCCATGGGGAATTCCACCGACCTCAGGAAGACGGCAGACGTCCTGGATACCTACGCAGCGTCGATGCTTCCAGCCTATGTCGCCAAGAGCGGCAAAAGCGAAGAGGAGATCAAGCAAATCATGCGTGACGAGACATGGTACGGAGCGGTCGATGCTGTGGCCGAAGGATTTGCAGACGAAGTCGCAAATGCAACGTCAGCATCAATGCAAGTTGCAGAAGGGCGATTCGCTAAGACGCCATCGGCACTGCTTAAGAAAGTGGAGGCTGGCACACGGACGGAGGCGAAGCCTCGCCTATGGGACATGCGAGTCAAGCTTGCAAATTTGACACGAAAATAGTTGAGGGTATATTTTCGGTGGCGGGTAAATTCGCCCAAAAATTGAACGCTTAAAAATCGCAACTCGTTAGCGGCGATCTACGGCAAGACTGTGTGTGAACTTCGACACAGTCGGCAGGAGATCGCCGTTTTCGTTTTCCTGCCGACGCAAATGCAAAGGCAAGAAAATGAAAAACAAGAAGGCGATTCTGGAAGAAATTGAGTCCTTGACCGTTCGCGCTAAGGCAATTCACGACGTTGCGGCGAGCGAAAACCGCGACCTTGGCGATGACGAGAAGGCTGAGGTTGATGGCATCCTGGGTTCGGCCGACAACTCCGGCAAGATTGCGTCTTTGAAAGCCGACCTGGCTCGCATCGAAAAGGTTGAGGCAGCAAGCGCAGCAATCGTTGCTCGCAGTGCTTCGGCAAAAATCGAAGAGCAGGGCAAGTCCTCCAAAAAGATTGCGGTCCCTGCCGTGGCTCGCAAGGTAGCTCCCCTCAAGGCTTTCAAGAGCGAAGAAGACGCCTACGCTTCTGGGCAGGCGATTCGCGCATACCTTGGCAACGCTGGCGCAAGGCAGTGGTGCGAGGATCATGGCGTTGCATTCAAAGCTGCCATGTCGGAAGGCGACAACAACAAGGGTGGATTCCTTGTGCCGTCTCCAATGGAGTCGGCCATTGTCGACTTGCGTGAGTCCTATGGCGTGTTTCGTCAGAATGTTCGCGTTGTTCCGATGACCTCGGACACGCTGGACATTCCTCGACGGCTTGGCGGATTGACTGCCTATTTTGTCAGTGAAAACGCCGAAATCACTGCATCGGATGCAAGCGTTGGCAATGCCAAGCTTGTCGCTCGAAAGCTTGGCGCGTTGACCCGTGTCTCAAGCGAACTGAGCGAAGACGCTTTGGTGTCGATTGCCGATATGATCGCAGACGAAATGGCCTACGCTTTTGCGGTGAAGGAAGACGAATGCGGATTCTTGGGCGATGGTACATCGACCTATGGCGGGATTGTTGGCGTGAAGAATGCCCTCGCTGCCGGCTCGATTGCAACTGCCGCCTCGGCTACGTCGTTCGGTGCGCTGGTGCTGACTGACTTCCACAATGCGATTGCTAAGCTTCCGGTTTATCCCGGCATGCGTCCAGCGTGGTTTGTTCATTCGGCCGGATACCATGCGGCAATGGCACGGCTTCAGGTTGCCGCTGGTGGCAACAATGTTGTCGACCTGGGCAATGGTCCAGTTCTGCAATTCATGGGCTACCCAGTCGTCTTTTCGCAGGTGCTTCCAAGCACCCTGGCAGCGCAATCTGGCGCGACCTACGGGTTCTTTGGCGACCTGTCTCTTGCGGCATCAATGGGAAGTCGCCGTGGCGTCTCCGTGATCTCCGACTCCAGTCGGTACTTTGAGTTTGACCAGATTGCCCTGAAGGCAACTGAGCGAATTGACATCGTTGTTCACGAAGTTGGAACCTCTGCTGCCGCAGGTCCAGTTGTCGCTCTCAAGATGGCCTAGTCCATCTTCTGAAACGTAGCCAGCCTAGCGACTTGCTGGGCTGGCTTTTCTTTCATCGAATTCAAAGCACAGGAAACAAAACATGAACCACGGGCAAGATCAAAGGTACGTCAACCTGATTCCTCCTGCAGTGATCAGGGACAACGCCAGTTTTACTTCGGTTGAGATTGATACCAAGGGTTTCAGCTACTTAACGGTGGTGTGCAACTTGGGTGCGACCGACATCGCCATGGCGGCGCTCAAGCTGCAGAGTGGCGACACCTCTGGCACGCTGACGGATGTGACTGGGCTGAACTTCTCGGGTGGAACGGACATCGCCGGAAATGCAACCAGCCTGCCATCGGCTACCGATGACAATGAAGTCTTCGTGTTTCAAGTCGATCTTCGCGGGAAGAAGCGATACTGGAACATCGTTGCAACGGCTGGCGATGGAGCAACTGGAACCTACCTTGGTGCAATTGCTGTTTTGTCCCGCGATGGCATCAACGATGGCACGGTGGCAGGGATCGCCAACGGCTCAGTGATCCGTGGCTAGTCATGGAAGACCTGGACGTTGAGCTGGTCCAAGGGTGGAATGGGTTGCAGGCGGGACACCGTCTGCGACCTCCCCTTGGGCAGGCCTTGCTGATGATCGATCTTGGTTTCGCTAAGAGGCTGGAAGATGTGGAATCCACTGGAAGTGCATACCAGAATTCTCACTCCTCCGGTGAGCGAGCCAATCAGTCTGAAGGAGGCCAAAAAGCATCTCGAAATCCTCGAAAGCGATGACTCTCACGACGAGCAGATCCAGTTGCTGATTGAGGTTGCAAGAGATCGGGTTGAACGAGACTGTGGGCTGGCGCTGCTGACGCAGACCGTGGAGCATGTCCAAGCAGGCTTCACGGAGGCGATCCAGTTGCAGCGCCGGCCGGTTCAGTCCGTGACCACAGTTCAGTATTACGACGACGGAAACGCGCTCCAGACGCTGTCCAGTTCGATATGGCACCTGAACCCAGCGAAGGAACGCATCGAGCTAAAGTACCAAGAAGATTGGCCGACAACCGCCGACCGCTGGGATGCAGTCAAGGTGACCTACGTCGCAGGCTACCAGAAGGCATCTACGGTGCCGGCAAGCCTAAGGCGAGCCATGCTGCTTTGCATCGGGCATGATTTTGAGAATCGGGACCAGATCGCCAATGAGGGGATGCTGACCGAGGCGACATACGAACGGCTGAGGCGGCGCTGGATTCGCCCGAGCTACCCATGAAATACCGACCAAATCGATTTGCCGTATCGGACATGCGTGATCGCATCACGATACAAAAGCCGACCGAGTCGCAGGACAGCTATGGGCAACCAGTAGTGACCTGGACGACGCACCTAGCAAGTGTGCCTGCAAGCTTTGAGCCAGCGAGGCTGGGGAGCGGAGAGACGACCAGGGGCCGGCAAGTGGAGGCAACCTCCTCCGCGATCCTGATGACTCGATACATCCAAGGACTGACCACTAAGATGCGGATCGTCAGGAATGGCGTAGCGTATGGCATCCTGGCGATTAGAGAAATCAACGGTGGCAGTCGCTACCTGGAAATCAGCTTAAAGGACTCCGATGGCTAGGCTACCAAGCAGGACTATGGGCATCGTCTCCATGGACGCAACGAGCCTTGGAGAGGTTGAGAAAGTCCTTGGCGAACTGAAGCAGCAAGTTTATGACGCACGAAAGAAGTCCGCAGTAAAGGCAGCACAGCCAATCGTAAAGCGAGCTACAGAGCTAGCGCCTGACTCCAAGTCGAATATCACCGCAGGCGGAAGAGCGGATGGGCCGACAAGAGACAAGTGGGGAAAGAAGTACCGGGACAACCCAAAGTGGACTGGAATCAGCATCAAGCATCATGTTGGCGAAAAAGCAATCGTCGGAAAAATCCAGGATTTGTTGATTGTTGGATTGAAGTACCCAAAGGGCAACAAGGGCAACTTCAACTACACAGTCAACAAGGAGGGGCGTGAAGAGGTATTTTGGGGCAGACGCAATGGGACATTGTGGAAGCCTGTGTACCGATTCATGGATAAAGCGCTGGACGAAAAGAAGAAAGAAGTCGTCGACATCTTCGTCGCTGAAATGAAGAAGGCTATCGAAAGTGGCTAACGTAGGCATTGCATTCAGGACTCTGTGCCTGACCAAAACAGCGATCACCAACCTGATCGGGCAGCGAATGTACCCTGACGTCCTGGTTCAGGGGTCGCAGATGCCTGCCGTGGCGTATTACATCATCAGCACCGAGCGAGAAAAACTGATCGGCAAGATGAGCAGGCTTGCACACTCCAGGTTCCAAATCGACTGCTACGCAATGACTCGTAGCCAGGCAAATGCTGTGGCTCAGGCATTCAGGACGAGCCAGCTCGATGAGTACCGTGGAATCACAGCATCGATCATGTTCAATGGAATCGAGATAGATTCCGGCGAGCAGTATTTGCAGGAACCACCAACAGATGGAAGTCAGGAGCATCGCTACCTGACTAGTTTTGATATGCTAGTTCATTACACAGAAGGAGTTTGACAATGCCCGTGACATCCACCTCAGGCGATACCGGGAATGGGGCAACGCTGACCTTTGCAACCACTGCGTTTGCTGTCGGCCTGCAGAACATTCAAGGCTGGACCGAAGAGGTCGAGCGGCTTGAAGTTTCGACGCTTGCCACGACTTCCTTCAAGAGATACATCGCTTCGGATCTCAAGGAAACCCCAGAGATCACCGTCAACTTTTACTGGGACACCTCGCTTGCCCGTCCCGCGATCGGGGGAACGCCGGAAACGATGACCATTACGTTTCCGATACGCACGAATGGTGGTGAAGCTACTGCCGCAAACTATGCCGGCACTGGCTTTATTCGCTCGATTACCTGGCCGACTTTGGAAAATGGTTCCGTTCAGATGGGAAGTATGGTGCTTTCCTTTGACGGGACAACTGGTCCCACTTGGACAAAGAGTGCATGATGATTGTTGAATTGCGTCCGCATATTGGACAGATGGCTACCGCTCTTGGAGTCGTCGACGTCGAACACGATCAGTGGATCGTCA